ATTTATTCACGAACCGTTGACAAGTGTTGACCGTTAGTTATTATTAGAAAGCCCCTGAAACCCAACCCCATGAAACATTTATTTCTTTATCTTTGCATTTTTGGCATAGGATATATCTCGCTCACAGATTCATTAACACGTTCTACCAAAATTCATTGCCTTAATAATATACAGGCTGCTTGTGAGGAGCTTGCCAGAAAATGATGAGTGAATATGATCTTGGTCTTCGCTTCCATAAACAACCGAGGAAGAAGCGACCAACCCCTGAACGCTCCGACCTCGGCAACCCAATTTTAACCATGACCGATAAAGAAATCTTTAATACATTTGCATCTGTAATTGATTGTCCCAGTGCATCACCATTTCTAAAACGACTAGCACAGGCTGGTCTTGTTGCAATGCCACAGGATAAGGCACTTATTTTGAAAACATGGCCACGATTGATGATGCAATATGGCCCTCACACAAAGAGGTACACAGACTCATGAGTTCTATGTTTGAAATGGGTGATCCTGTTCCTTATGGTTTGCCTGAACATTTTGAGAGATTACAACAAGCACAAGAAAGAGCAGTATATGGTTGTTGTAAATATCCTGATTGTGGTGGTGTTTGTGATAGCCGACTAACACCAAACAGACCAAACAAATATGCTGAAGTTTATTGTCGTGCTTGTGACCGTCATCAAAAATGGCTGCCCTTCCCAGAAAATGCAGACAAGAAAAAAAGAAAGAAAACTGGTAAAAAATTATTAAAACAAAAAATTCCTTTCGACATGATGGGTTTTTGTGAAATTTGTTTAAGAGATAAATTTAATCTAAAAATTCTAAAAATACCATTAGAAGTCCATCATGTAATACCTGTTGAGCAAGAGGGAACTGATGAGACAGAAAATTTACGTCTTGTTTGTTCTCAATGTCATTCATTAATACATAGACACAGAGAAATCTTTAATCGTTACAAACCTTATTTAGAATCATGACAACAGGATCAATTCAAATTTCAAACGAAAAATACCATGCTGATTCTGCGATCTCAGCATCAATGCAAAAAGTAATGGTATCTCATGGCCCTAGAGCTTACTGGAACTCTTTTCTTAATCCTGAAAGGCCAGAACATAAACCGACAAGTGCAATGCTCTTGGGAACATTAACTCATTGTGCAGTTTTAGAACCTGATGAGCTTACAAAAAGATTTGTTGCAGTATCATCAAGGACTACCAAAAAAGGTAAGGAGGAGGCAAAGGAGGCTGAAGAAAAAGGCATGACTGCTGTTACCGAATCTGATATGGCAAATGCGATTAAGATGAGAGATGCGGTCTTTGCAGAACCCCATGCCAAAAAGTTATTGAGTTTTGGTATTGCAGAAAAATCATACTGGTGGGAAGATACCACCTCTGGTTTGACCTGTAAGTGCCGACCTGACTGGTTAAATAAAGAAACTATTGTGGATCTTAAAACCAGTAGAACAGGAGCAAACCCCAGAGACTTTGCAAAGGCTGTCGCCAACTTTAAGTATCATCTTCAATGCGCTCACTATTTATCTGGTATCCCATCAGCAAAAAGATTCATCTTTCTTGTGGTGCAATCTGAATATCCATTTGATGTTGGATTATGGGAGCTTGACGATGATGCGTTGCAAGAAGGGCAAAAACTGTCTAGAGAAGCTTTAGATAAGATTGCCGAATGTCGCCTGCTTGATGATTGGCCAAGCTGGTGTAAAACAGGAGTTCAATCTTTATCCCTGCCCCGATGGGCATTTTCAACCCCCTTAGAAAAATGAGTTTTAATGAAGAGCAGAAAAAACTGCTTAATCAAAAAATTAACAAAAACAATGTCTCTTTCCGTAACGGTGGAGGCGGTCAACAGTTAGCTTATGTTGAAAGCTGGCACGTTATAAAAGAAGCCAACCGTATTTTCGGTTTTGATGGCTGGAGTTCTGAAACATTAGAAACATCTTTAGTTGCTGAAGATTCCAAGTGTGTTTCTTACATTGCAAAGGTAAGAATTACCGTTGGAAATGTTATTAGAGAGGGAACAGGTGCTGGTCATGGCCGCATGGGTGGTATTGGCGATAAGCATGAATCAGCAATTAAAGAGGCAGAGAGTGACGCAAGAAAAAGATGTCTGATGCAGTTTGGAGATTCCTTTGGCCTGTCTTTATACGATAAGGACAAGGCATGGTTAAAACCTGATGATAGTAAACCAACTGTCTCAAGTAATAAACCGATTGACAGATCCGAAAGTGATAAGTTCATCAAAGAATGTGAAGCCTTCATAAATAAACCAGGCAACAAAGACAAGCTCGGTTTGTTAAAGAAAAACATTTCAAAACGATATGAAACTAATGCTATTAGTGAAGATCAAAGAGATGGATTACTGACACTTATTTTAGAGAAGGAGGATTCATGAATGAACTTATAACCTCAGATCAATTAGCTGAAGAGCTTGGTGTAAAACCTCAAACTGTGCGACTTTGGAGAACCAAAACTCGCAAGGGTCATCCCAGTGGCCCGAAATGGACTGTCATCCTTAATAACACTATTCGGTACAACCGATTAGATATTGAGGATTGGCAGAACAAAACTAACAACCCTGACTAATTAAATTATTATGTTAAGCATTACAGCCGTTGGCAACCTAGCCTCAGATCCAGTACAGAAGGAAACAACAACTGGAATAAAAGTTACTAATTTCAGACTACTTACAGACATTCAAGATGTGACTGTCCAGATTGATTGCACTGTATGGGGCAACAAAGGAGATGTTGTCATGGATTATATAAAGAAAGGCAGTCAAGTTACCGTTACAGGATCTGGCAACCTTAATACTTTTGAGAAAAGAGATGGTACACCTGGAGCATCCATTCAGGTAAGAGTGAATGACTTTACATTACCTGTAAAGAGTAGAAGCTCAGAAGCAATCCCAGCCTAATTTATAGGGGCATTAAAATTTTAAGGTATCTGAGTTCCCAATGCTCGGATTGAGTTCCTTCAATGTATTGGTTCATCTAAGTCCTTTAGGTAACGAAAGACGGATACCGATTTGATTTCATGTAAGACCCCTTTTTTATTTATGACAACAGCCGAAAAAATTGCAGCAGCCAAAAAAAGAGTGGCTGAACTTGAACTTCTCATAAAATTATGGACAAAAAAATCACCTACAACTTAAAAATTGACGATGCTGACTTTAATCAGGCGATAAGAGCCTTTGTGGTTGCTTCTAATTATATTTATTCTAGTTCTCCAAAAAAACCAACTATTGGAAAAGAAAAAAAAGAAGCAAAAGATTTGAGAACAAAAAATTTAAGGATAGCAATGGAACTAACAAAGGCTATGAACAATTTACTTTTCAAGTATCCATCAGAGGTCTTGAAAAAATGAAAGTTTCTGCAAAGCCAAATAATGAAATCATGCTTGGCGGTGCTATTTTGTGGGAGGTCACATGGCAACGTAAAGATGAAGATATGTTTGGTCAGGTAATACAGTTACCTCCTAAAGGTTGGTCTGATCCATTATTAAAACAAGTACTGCCTGAAGATGTTGTAAACGCATTGATTACCAAGTATGAGTTAAATGAAAAATAAAGACCTGATAAAAAATTATTATGACCAGCTTGCAGAATTACAGAAAAAATTCTGGTTTGAACGGTTAGATCTTAAGGAATATTGTGTAAGATATGATGCTATAAATAAAAGGATAGCGGAACTGGAAAATGAGTGATTCAAAAAAGCTGAGAGCTTTGAAAGAGATCAGACGTAAAAACTTAGAAAAAAATTTATTAGATGTGCAACTAAAAGGTCAGGATCATTATGTGTTCATTAATGAAAGGAATAAAGCACAGGTTGTAAATAAAGATGGTGCATGGGTTACTGAACACATCAGAACATCAATCCTGAAGTTTAATTTTGAAATTGATAAGATTGATAAATTATTGGTGAAAGATTTTACAAAAGAAGAACTTAACCAGTACGAAAGAAGCGTTTCATAAATCCTCTTTTATTTTTTCTTACCTGATGTGCAGCATTAGCAGCCTCAAGCTCTACAAGACGGCCAAGTAAGGATGCAAGAAATACATCCTGTTTCATTTGATGCCTTACCAGATGAGTGCAATACCGTTTGACGCTGTAGATATCATCAGAGGCCAAGATGTCACGGCATCTCTGTTCCACCGACAGTTCAAGCTCCAGTGGAGCATCTTCTATCTCGATGTTTAGAAATTTTCTCTTTTTCATTTTACTGGAAAGAGTTTTTCTTCAATCATCTTGACGATGGCATCGTCTACATCATTGTCTGATTTCTGTGCAAGATCTTTCAAAAGATTTAAAGCTGCCTTGCGTAGCGATTCACTTTTGCCGAACTTGATGAACAGATTGATTAAAAATTTAGACATAAAAGTTTGTGTTCTTTCCCAAACATACCAAAGATTAGCGATTCTGCCCCTCGATTCGACTTACGGCTTTCTCCAGCTGATTGATTCGGTTAAATATTTCTCTTATATCTCTTTCTCTTCTGTTGCTTATGTTTGATAAAACCATGAGGAAGGCGGTGGCTGCTGCCCCAATCAGTGCTGCGTGTACCTCTGGCATTGATTTAAGCTATATTTATGTATAGTATGACTAATAAACCCCAGTTATGGCAGAGAAACCGAAAGAAACAAAACAATTAGAGGATGATAAGCCTGATTATCAGGAAAAAATTACCTTTTTAGTTTCTACTATTGCACAGGCTTTTATATTAACTTGGTGTTTACTGGTTTTATCTCTTGGATATATAAAACTTCCTAATAAATTATTCGGCATTGATATACCAGACCAACCAAGAGTGGATAGTACCTTTGCTGCTGGACTTTTAGGAAATATTTTAGGTGGGCTGGGAATAAGTGTTAATGCAGCGCAAGGAGCAAAGAAGAAAAAGAAAGAAGAAGGAGAAAATAGTGTTGTTGGTAACTCTAATGGTGGCACTCAAACCATCATAATAAAACAGCCATTAGAGATCGTCACAACAAAACCTGACGTTATCAAAGTTGATCCTACAAAAAAATGAAAAAACTAATTCCATTTCTATTCTTAGTATCAGCACCAGCTTATGCTGATATAACGGCAAAATATACAACTTCTGCCAGTATGCAAGTTGATATGCCTTATATTGTCACTCAAAGGGCAGCATCTTCCTATTCATTAAGTGGAAGCAATATTGATGTAAAAGTGGCAACAGGATCAAATGATTCAGATGGCAACCCAACTTATTATGCAAACAGAATAGGTGGCTTGGATTATTCTGGGATCAGTGGTAATGACTGGAACGGTGTTCCTTCGGTTACTGCAAGTGTTAAGGAGGTAAAAACTGCTGGTAGTGCATTCAGTATTAATGAATCGCTGATGTTAGGTGACAAAGACCCAGGAGATTTAACAATTACAAATGGGGTTGCAACTTTACCAATATTAAGTGGACAGACAACAGTCGGGGCTGGTGGTTCTCATGCTGGGTTGACGATTACAAGTTTAAGTTCTGGAGTGCATACCTGTAGCGGTGCAGATGCTGAA